TCTTGGAGAGCACGTCATCAAAGTCGTTTATGAAGCAGACAGATCAAGCTTCGTTCTAAGAATGATCGGACAGAGAAACTGGCTACTTCCGCTTGATAAGCTGTTCTGTGAAAGTGACTATGACGGAGTCTGCGGCAATATTCACGATTCAGATAATATCAATTCAAACAAAGACGTTATTCTATGAAGAAGTCAGAAATCGACAAGCGTCTCTCTGAATTACTCGACAAGACAGAGAAGCCGAAGAAGGAAGTGATCACGATCACGATCGACTACGTCAAAGGCGGTCTTTTTGTAGACTATCAAGCAGATGACAATGAGAAGAAAAACTGGAAAGACTGCAATACACGCGAACTGATCGCTATCAACGGAGCAGCTAACGTGTTGAAAGCAGGAACGGAGATAACAACACAGTTCGGAAAGATCGTCGGCAATCTCAAAGAACTCAAAGAAATTCTCGGAATAGATCTCAAAAAGAAGAAAAGATGAACAAACAGTATGAAGCAGACAGTATCGAAGCGCACATTCAGCGATCGATCAGACACATCGCTCTGAAACTCGGAGTGAAGCAGGACGTAGTTATTAACACAATCAAGAAAATGGATCTGTAAAATGGACGCAAAGGAGTTTTTCGACAAAGTAGTGCAGATGCGTGAAGCACAGAAGAAGTACTTTCGCATGCACACATCGACTGATCTCGCAGCATCGAAGAAACTGGAAAAGGAGATCGACGCGGAAATAGAGCGAGTGCAGAATATCTTGAAGCCGAAAGAGCCGACGCAGGCTGATCTGTTCCCTTCTATGGATTGAACGTATGGCAAAGAAGCAGAAGCAGTACACGTCGATCTGGCACAAGCCAGAGGAAGCACCGACACAGCGGAACGCGAACTTTCCAGAGTCAGACTGGCTGATCCGCATTCTCATGGATCGCAGGACACAGAAGCAAATGGACGCTGTGCTCGTTCCTTACAAGAACTGGCAGCGCGTTCTGGAAAAATACCCAGACATGCGGGCATGGTGCTATCTCGAAGACTGTCGCAACGCAGTAATTGAATCAGAAGAATGAGTATGACAACGAAACAGATGACGAAGAAGCAGCGCGAGATCTACAAGAAGCAGATCGACGAAATGACGGACGCAGTTCTGATGAACGCGTATCGCAGCACGTTCGACATCGCGTCGCAGATCTACGAAGACATCTTGCGGACGCTTCGTGACAAAATTGACAAACATCTTGCAAAGAACAATGAAGATAATCATCAAACAGTTTGATACGCTGATCTATCCGCGTCAGGTCTGGATCGCAGCAGGCGGCACGCGTGAAGACATCGCAGAGAACTTCAAGGACTCTGACGGAGATCCTATCTATGTAAGTCCAGAGAGAATCGCATGCAGTGAAGCAATGTCGTTCAACGTCTACGACAAAGAGAAGACTTGCTGTGGCTCGCTTGTCTGGTTTCACGATCCAGACAAGATCACGTCACGCAACATCACTCATGAGTCAGTACACGCAGCGAACTTCATCTTCGACGATCTCGGAATCAAGGTTGACACAGACAATGACGAAGCGCAGGCTTATCTTGCAGGATTCGTCGCTAACTGTATCGACATCGTGCAGACGGAAGTTGTTAAACGTAAAATAAGCAAAAGCAAATGAGTAGCAGAACATCGAAACAAGTATGCAAGGACGCTCTCGAAGCGTTCGGACTCGAAGCACAGATCAACATGTGCGTAGAGGAATGTGCGGAACTCACGAACGCGCTGATGAAGTTCAGACGCGGACGTGCAACACTGGAAGAAGTACAGACGGAGATCGCAGACGTTCAGATCATGTGTGAACAGATGTCGATCGCGTTCGGAGAGAAGCAGACGATCGTAGAGCACGGACGGAAGCTTGCGCGTCTCGCAGACAGAATCGACGAACATCAAGTCAAGATCAAAGTCAAGGAATCAGCACTTAAAGCACGTAAGCAATGAACATCGAGGAAGCAAAACAGAAGAAGAAGGATCTGGAAAACGCTATCGCGAGACTCTGCAAGGAATTCGAGGAAGCGACGGATCTCAAAATCACTGATCTGGATATTTACACGATCGATCACGGACTGATCGAGAACTCTACACGTCATGTTCAAGTAACATGCAAGATTTGAAAATGAAGTGATTTCCCGCGTCTCTGGCTGCGTTTCTCTCCGAAAACGATAAACTACAAGGAAGCGAAGGAGAAAACGCGCCAGAACGCTCGAAAATAAGAAAACTTAGAACTGCAACAGAAAATGCAATCGGAAGAAAGACAGATAGCGATTCCAGATCTGGAACTGAAAAGATGTATCAACTGCGTCAGAAGACTACGCAGGAAAGGCTATTCGACATCACGCGTCTGGGTAGTCTCGACACAGAACGCGCAAGGACGGATCATCCGTTCGCTTGTTATGCCAGAGAGTTACTTTGACGCGCTGACACCGATGATGCAGAGCGTTGCAGTCTTCTATAACGGAAAACTTAGATAACACTATGAGAGCAAGGAAAGCAGCAAAGCAGATCAAACGATCGTATCGCGATCCGTTCTACACAGTCAGAAACTATCAGAAGTGCGCAGACACGCTTGTCAGCAGGACGCGCAGTCATTTCAGAAGACTCGCCCGCTACTATCATCGCATCGGCACGCTTCACAACTGCATGAGCGAACTGAACTTGTCAAACTACTACTGGCATGAGTCCGCAACAATGTATATCTGGGAGACTGTCGAGGAAATGTGGCTGTTCAACAGCCAGAAGCAGAAGCGCAAGCAGATCAAGCAGGAAGAATCAGAAATTCCAGAATATATCTAACTTAAACGACAAAAGACTATGGCACTGAAATTCACTTTGATCGTCGTAGCGATCTTCGTCATCGCTCTGATCTACATCGTTCGCAGAAGCTACTGTCCTAAGTGCGGTGGCGAACTTCAAAAGGAAGGCGACTGGTTCATCTGCACGCGTTGCAGGAAAGCTTTCAAGTTTCCGTTCCTAAGATCACATAAAGAACTTTAAAAACAATGATTATGGCAAAAACAGATTTTACTTACTGTCAAGGGGTACACTGTCCGAATCGTCTTCAATGCAAGCGTTTCGTTGACGGACTTGACGCAATGAAAGACAAAAAGAATCACGACTGGATCAAGAACTGTCGCAACGCGAAGCTTTTCATCCACAAAGACGGAGTAGAGGAAGTATGAAGCAGTGTGGAAATTGCGGTCACTTCGATAACGAAGACATCTGGGGTGACGGTTGGTGTGAACAACATGACTGCGAGACACAGTGTTCGCTGTGCGCTTGCAATGAATGGATAAAAAGAAAGGAGTCGCAGAATGGATAAGATCACGATGTCGGAAGAATTCTTCAAAAAGAACTTCCGTCCAGAGACACGCGCAAAGTATACTCTGGAACAGATGAACGAATTGTTTGATCGTCTGACAGTGCTCACGAACATCGCTTTCGTGCTGTCTGACGTAGTACACACTTTCTTCATGGACGCTGACGACGTTTTCAAGAAGCTTGACGGAGAGTTCACGAAGGAAGACAAGCACAACTTCAACGGATTGAAGAAAGCATGTGCGCAAGGACGTATGTTCGCAGCATGCTTGAAGCAGAACATCTACAATATCGAGTCAGCAGAAGAAGCGTTGAGCGACGCAGACGATTACTACTACATGATCAAGCTGATAGAGGATCGCTGTGGCGGTCTGGATCACTCGAAGTTCAAGATGCTTCTGGAATTCCTGCTTACGATGCCAGAGGGCGGCTGTTTCAAAGTCCGCTATGAAGATTTCAGCGTCCTGCGTAACAGACACGAAGACAACGGACTGCTGTCTCATGAGAACATAAATATAAGGTAATAGTAAACACGAAGTAAATAAAAGTAAGAAAATGAACGGAGTAAACAAAGCGATCATCGTCGGTCGCGTCGGTCAAGATCCAAAGATCACGGACTTCACGAACGGAAACAAGTGCGCACAATTCTCTGTCGCTACGACGGAACGCGGATTCACTACTCGCGACGGACGCGAGATCCCAGACAAGACGGAGTGGCATAACATCGTCTGCTACGGCAATCTCGCAACAGTCATCCAGAACTACGTCCGCAAAGGATCATCGCTCTACGTCGAAGGAAAGATCCGCTATCGCGAGTTCACGGATCAGCAGAATCAGAAGCGATACATCACGGAGATCAACGCTGACGAAGTGCAGCTTCTTGACAAGCGAGAGGAAAGTCAGCAGCAGAATGCGTCTGTCGCTTCACAGAGTGCGCCACAATCGACGAACGCACAGCGGACGGATAACTTATCCAGTGGAACGCAGGGAACGCGCCAGACGGACGGAAATGAGGAAAAATCTGACGATCTTCCGTTCTGACGGAATTTTTTGCTTGAAGAAGCTTCTTTGTAATAGCTTATATATTATATATATAATATGCTAAGTTACTTAGAATCACTACACTGTTTTCAGACGGATTTTTTCACTTCAAAAGTGATTTTTTTCGGCTGAAAGCGGTGTTTATTAGTCACTATTTTGTATATTTGCAGCGTTGCTGCAATGAAGCACAACTCGAAAACAAAGTAATATGGCAAAGAAAGAAAGCATCAACGGTTCACAAGTCATCCAGACGGACATCAGCGTATTGATCCCAGATGATGACAACTTCAACAAGCATACAGAATTCGGTATGTCTATGCTTGAAAAGTCGATCCGTCGCAACAAGTTCGGTCGCTCTGTGCTTGTAGACAAGAACAACAGACTGATCGCAGGAAACGGAGTCGTAGAGACAGCGTCGAACATCGGAGAGACGAAAGTGATCATCGTTCCTACTAACGGAGACGAACTTGTCGTTGTCAAGCGTATGGACGTGGATCTCGACTCACAGCAAGGACGCGAAATGGCTTTCACTGACAATCAGATCGCGCATGTCGATCTTGAATGGAACAAGGAAGCACTCGATCGCGCAAAGGAGAGATTCAACATCGACACAGAGGAATGGGGCTTGAAGTTCGCGCAGGCTGAACAGTCCGCAAAGGACTACTCTGGCGACATCAAGCAGCAGTACAAGTTAGAGATCGACTGCAAGACGGAAGGTGCTCTGCAAGCGATCTACGACGAAATGCAGGAAAGGGGGTATGAATGCCGCATTTTGACATTATAAAGGAGCACGATCCGCGAAAGTCATTCCGCGTCGCAAGCGTCATGGGAACATACGACTTGCAGACGCAGCATGTCACGGAGCACTTCGAGGGCGACATCACGCTTCCCGAAAAGTGGAACATCGGACTGATCGTCGGACACTCTGGAACTGGAAAGACAACGATCGCACGCGAACTGTTCGCAGACTCTATCGTCGATCAGATGCAGTACACGCATGAGTCGATACTTGACGATATGCCGAAGGATGCAAGCGTCACGGAGATCTGCAAGGCACTGAACAGCGTCGGATTTTCTGCCCCCCCCAGTTGGCTAAAGCCTTACAGTGTACTGTCGAACGGAGAGAAGATGCGCTGCGACATCGCTCGCGCTATGTTAGAGAACAAGGAAATGTTTGTCTTCGACGAATTCACGTCCGTCGTAGACAGAGACGTTGCACAGATAGGATCGTTCGCGTTGCAGAAAACTGTCAGACGCGCAGGAAAGAAGTTCGTCGCAGTGACGTGTCATTTCGACGTGCAGGACTGGCTGATGCCAGACTGGATCTTCAACACGGACACAATGCAGTTTCAGATCTTGGATCTCGAAACTCAAAAAAAAAATAGACCAGTCATCCAGATCGACGTGTTCGAGACAAAGGAGAAACAGCATTACTGGCGAATATTTAGGAAGTATCACTATCTGAATCACTCGTTCAACGAAGCGTCGCATGTCTATCTCGCTACTGTCAACGGACAGCTTGCAGGATTCTGTGCAGTACTCGCGTTCCCGCACCCAACAGCGAAGAATCTCTGGAGAGAACATCGCACAGTAATTCTTCCAGACTATCAAGGAGTCGGAATAGGATCAGCGTTCAGCGACTACATAGCGAAGATGTACGTCAACAGCGGAAAGCGATTCATCAGCACAACGTCAAACCCTGCAATGATCATCGCGAGATCTCGAAGCAAGGACTGGATCACGACGCGAATAGGACGCGCAGCAGGAGTCAGCAAGAGCAAAGCAAGACAAGTGAACGTCACTTCGCACGCACGCATAACAGCAAGCTTCGAATATATAGGTAGCAGTGTAGAATAATATATAATAACTAAATATCTTATACAAAGATGAAGTACGATGACGAAACGATCAACGGTCTCATAGAGTCGCTAAAGAATGGCGACACTGTGGAGAAAGCTGTCGCGAAAGCAGGGATCACGAAGACAACGTTCTACGAGTGGCTGCAAGATCCAGACAAAGCTGACTTTGCTGACGCTATAAAAAATGCAAAGTCGGAGTTCAAGAAGACGATCGTCGATCGCTTGCAGAAGTCACTCTGGGATAAGGCACTCGGATTCAGCTACGACGAAACGAAGACGGAATACATGCGAGATCCGAAAACGAGTCAGATCGTAGTCAAGAATCAGAGCGTTACAACGAAGCGATACCCGCCAGACACAGCAGCACTGATCTTCGCTCTGACGAATCTTGCGCCTGACGAATGGAAGAATCGTCAGAACATCGAAGCAACTGGCGCGAACGGACGCGATCTGATGCCGAAGCAGTCGATCGATCTGGACGCTCTCACAGCGGAACAGAAAGCAGCAGTGCTCGCTATCGGAGAGAAGATCATCAACACTAAGGAGTCAACAAAGAAGGAACAATAGGATCATGGAGATACTGACGTTTTGTAAGATCGCGAAGCTGATCGTCGTATCAGCAGGACTGCTTTTCGTAGTCTTCGCGTTCACAAGGAAAAGAGACGAATAAAAACAGAAAGTGAAGGAAATGAAGCTGACTAAAGATCTGTTTGTGCGTGCAGTTGCAGACGAATGCAGGAACAACTTGTTCTACTTCGTGAAGACGTTCTGGGACGTTATCATTCACGAAGATCCAGTCTACAACTGGCATATTCCGTATCTCTGCGAGGAATTGCAGAAGCTTGCGCAGCCAGTGTTCGAGAGAAAGCCGAAGCTGTACGATCTGATCGTGAACATTCCACCTTCAACGACGAAGTCTACGATCGTGACTGTCATGTTCCCTGCATGGCTCTGGACTAACGATCCGACAATCCGCGTCATCAGCAACTCTTATTCGTCTGCACTGTCACTGGATCACGCTACGAAGTCGAAAGACATCATCCAGTCAGAGAAATACATGATGCTGTTTCCAGAAGTCGAGATCCGACACGATAAGTCTGGAAAGCAGAACTACGAGAACACTGCGGGCGGCTTCCGCTACGCGTCTTCTACTGGATCTACGATCACTGGCTTTCACGCTCACATCATCATCAACGACGATCCAGTCAACCCGAAGCAGGCAGAGTCCGATCAGATGCGTAAAGTAGCGAACGATCACGTCAAGACACTGTCTTCGCGTAAAGTTGACAAGGCTGTCACTCCTACGATCACGATCATGCAGCGTCTTCATCAAGACGATGTCACTGGCTATCTGCTGTCGAAGAAGAAAGACAAGATCAAACACATCAATCTCCCTGCGGAAGACTGCGAAGACGTAGAGCCTGCTGAACTGCGAAAGAACTACGTTGACGGTCTTCTCGATCCGATCCGTCTGAACAGAGAAGTGCTCGCAGAAGCGAAGGTCGATCTCGGATCACGCGGATATGCAGGACAGTTCATGCAGAAGCCAAGCGCAGAGGGCGGTAATATCGTCAAGGAAGCATGGTTTCGCAAGATCTCGCGCTCTGACTTCTACTCTCTGCGTTACAATGAGACAATGCACTTCTTCGTCGATACAGCATACGACGAAAAGAAAAAGAAGTCCGACAACGATCCTACTGGCATTCTCGCAGCTTGCATGATCCAGAACAACATCTACGTCTACAACGCAATGCAAGTCTGGAAGACGTTCCCAGATCTGATCCGCTTCCTTCCAGAGTACATGGCAGCGAACGAAGGATCTTCGCAGTCATCGCTGCGTATAGAGCCGAAAGCGAACGGAATCAGCGTAGTGCAGACGCTCGAAGCGATCAGCGGACTGAACGTGACAAGGACACCGACACCGACGGACTCGAAAGCGGAACGACTGCATGCTGTCAGTCCTACGATCGAGTGCGGACGCGTCTACATCGTTGAAGGAGACTGGAACGACGAATTCATAGATCAAGTGTGCGGATTCCCTCAAAGACTTCATGACGAATTCGTCGATATTCTCGGAT